ACCTGAAGATCAGTTCGGAATATTCAATGAAGGTCTTTACACCCCAAGGAATATCTGCATCTATGAGGTAATGAAAGTCTATAACGTAGAAGGGTTCAAGTACGACGGAAAGACCTACTACAACACCGGGGTCATGGTTTGCTCACGGAAACACAGGCACATCTTTAACGTGATTGAAGAAGTCAAGCCTTTAAGAAACCACTTCGGGGAACAGACCTTCCTTAATATGAAAATCATGCTCTCCGGTGAAACCGTTTTCCCGCTTCCGTACAAGTTCAATAGAATGTCCATCATGGACAGGATCACAGGAATTTCCAGATTGGATTCGTATTTCATTCATTACGCAGGGGACGGGGAGAGATTATTTGAAAAACTGGACAGGGACATTGAGAAACTAAAATCCTCCGACTACAAAGAGTTCTCCAAACGAAACGTATTCATCTGGGCGTTGGGCGGGATAGGTGATGTTATTTCCGTAGAACCTGTTATCAGGCACATCAAAGAGAAAGTTTACCCCAATGACAATATTTATCTCATGTCCAAAGACTACGAAGTGTTTGACCACTTAGACATTCACCTGAGCGATAACTACCCGAAAGTGGAATTGGACGCCGTTTTAGAAGTAAACACCCATCAGTTACCGTGGGGAAATTTCGGGCAGAACGTCCCTTTTCACTTCACGCATTGCGTGGATTGGGTGTCTTTATGTGCTTTGGGCAGACAATTACCAGACAAAGAAAAACAAATCAAACTCACCTACAAACCAGAACACTTGGAAAAGATACTATCCATTTGCGACTATCCTGAAGAATTAGTCTTGGTTCATCCGGGTGTTGGGTGGGAATCAAAGACCTTTCCTGTTGAATACTGGAATCAGATCATCAAAGGATTAAAAGAGAACGGTCATAAGGTAGGAATCATCGGTAGGAACATGAATGTCGAAAGACAACTCTTAACCTCTCACACCTATTTAGACGTTGACACGACGGGTTGTGTGGACTTCAGGGACAAGTTAAATCTCAAGGAACTCTTTGCGCTTATTTCAAAGTGCAAGACATTAGTTACGAATGACTCCGCTCCGGTTCACGTTGCGGGGGCGTTTGATTGCAACATCGTTTTAATCCCGACCTGTAAGAATCCAGACTTTATCATGCCCTTTAGAAACGGTTCTAAGCACTACAAAGCCAAGGCTTTATATAAAAAGTTAATGGAAGATGACGCAATCTTTCAGGGCGACACGGACAGTTTTATGGCGGTCAAGGAAGTCCCTCAAGGACACAAGATTGAGGAATACCTTCCCGACGTAGAAGAAATTATTGAAACAGTAAACGCTTTTGACGGGCAATTTATAAAATGCTCATCAAACAGAAAGGAGAGAAGAAATGATATTCCTTTGGAATCCCACGGGAGATAAATTGGATTACACTTACGGGGGGTTGAGTTACACCATGCTTCCCAAAACCCGTAAGAAAGTAAAAGAACCGGAAGGCAATCACGCCTTAAACGCAATCGGAACAAGAGGACTGACGAGGTTAGTATTCAATGACGAGGGCAAGAGCATTAACGAAGAACAGATTGAGGCTGACGCAATCGAGCGAAACAGAGAATTTAAAGTCAGACAGATTGTCCACTACAACGAGCGAAACGAAAGACGGAAAGCCTCTGGGCAGCCATACGACCCTCCAACGGCAGAGGTCAAGAAATACGCAGCAGAGTTAGGTATCGCTCTCTTGCAGGGTTACGACATGGCGACAGCAGAGAAGGCCATGATTGCAGACCTCAACAAGAAGGTCGAAGAAAAGGATAAGCAGATTAAGGAACAGGGAGAAGCAATCTTAAAGTTGACGGAAATGGTGCAAGGTCTTAGCGACCAGATCAACAAGGGATTCATTAAGCCCAAAGACGACAAAGACCCCTTAGTGGAATGTCCTGTTGACGGTTGCGGTCAGAAAGTCCTTGCGTCCAAGTTGAAATCACACATGAACCACTATCATAAGGATAAGTAAATGCCACAGAGTCTATACATTCACCATAACTGCTACGCCATGTTAGAGGAAATCCGTACCGATTTAAACGAGTACAACACGGTATTGGTGCAGGGTAGTGAAGCGGGGGCGTATGACAACTCCGATATTGTACGGAAAATCAACCAAGCACAGAAGTACATATGGGGACTCTTGTTTCAGAGATACCCAGAAATGTTTCTCACATCATCTTCTGTATCGGGGTCAAGCGGAAGTTACACCATTCCAAGTGATTTGTATAGACTCTCTCATATCATCAATTCTGACGGTGAAAATATTTCTCCCATTTCAGTCAAGATAAAACACGCAAGCGGTTCTGGAAATGACTATCTGTACTACCGATACGGGAATACCATAGTCAGGGACGGTGGCGGTTCGGACGCTCTCACGTTCTACTACTACAAGACTGTAAAAGAATTAACACAGGGTATTACGTCTGCGGGTGGGTTAAAGTCTATGACATTAGCGACCACAGCCAAGCCTGTTGCCGACTACTACAATGGACTTACGATTGAAAGCATTACAGGGGGGTGGGATGACGTTATATCAGATTATTCCGCTGTTAGAGTGGCTACGATTGTCACAAACACATCCGCTTCTTCACAGTATTACGGTACGGTTTCGGAACTCCCTGAACCGTTCCATCACCTGATTTCACGGAGAGCGACCTTAATGCTGAAGAACTCCGTAACATCCCCCCAAGACAACAAAGCGACAGAGATGAGCGACTTCCGAGAGGACTTGATTGAAACTCTTAGAAGCTACGCTGGAACGAGGGAAGATGTTCCCTTGAGTGAAGTATTCTACTCCTTTGAACCGTTTTATTAATATGGCACAAGACAAACGACTGACTGATGTTGACACAATAGCCTTTCAAGGGGGCATGGACACCTACCACGAACCAGGACTCTTAGCCCCAGGTTCATTGTCTGCCCTTCAGAATATGCGACAGATGCACCCAGGCTTAAAACAACGAGCAGGGTATATCAAGAAACATTCTACGGCAGACTCAACCAACGGTGTCATGTCCATGTTCCAGTTCTCTAAAGGGAAAAGAACAGAAAGACACTTCTACGCACAGATGACCGATGGGGATGTTTTGGAAGCGACTGACGCGCCTCCAACGGTTACTACGGGTGCTTTCGGGAGTGAAGTCTTTGACGGTACTTCAACGGGACAGATACCGGCTTCGTGGAGCGTGTTGAATGACCTGTTAATTTACTCTAACGGTGTTGACCAACATCAGATATGTGCTGGCACGGCAAACAATGTTTATGCGTTCTTCGAGAATGACATGGACGGGGCAGAGGAATTAATGACTATTCCCAACCCTCCGGCAACAGCATGGGCGGCTGGTTCAACTGTAACAGGATTAACATCTAAACAGCAATGCACAATCGTAAAAAGTCTTACCCCATCTTCATATTATATTAAAAATAGAACAGGTGAGTTTTATGCTATTAATGTAGGTGAAACATTTACAGATGGGACAATAACTGGGTCGGGTATTGCTGTATTAGCCAGCCTTACTGCAATGAGCGACATTCCCGAAGAAGGAATCAATTACACATCACAGATGACTGATTCCAGTTCTTCTACGGTTGCGGTATTAGATACTTTGGGAACTGTAAGATTTGCAGAGGGTGCGACTTATGACGCAATGGCAAAAACTGTAGCTGGGAACATCACCGAAACAACTCTTACGGGAACCGGAACGGCTTTTCTTTCAACATTAAAAGTTGGGCAACCGATAAATATTCACGCTGCCGGAGTCCTTACTTTTGATGGTACTAGACCAAGTGACGGCGACACAATTACCCTAGACTCAAAAACCTATACATTTAAAACAATACTTACTCCTTCAGAGGGTGAAGTGTTAATAGGTATTTCTGCTTTAACGGCACGAAACAACCTTGTTTCGGCTATTATGCACACCGGAACCCCTGACACGGATTATAAGTGTGCGGCGGCTCATCCAACTTGCGGTGCGTACATAGGAAACGACAACACGACTCTGACCGCTTATTATCTAACTGCGGGAACTGCGGGAAACGTAATTACCACTACGGAAAATGGCACTCATACGCAATGGGCAGCTGGGACGTTACTTGGCGGTGCAGAATCAAACGTCATAGACACAATCACAAGCAATACAGTTGCAACCGTTAAAACAGCGTGGGCGGCTACGTTTAGCGGAGGTGTTTTAAAGACTACACACGACTGCATATTAGTTCTTGCCCCGATAATGCCGTCTCATTTAACGTGGACTGTATCTAAACCTAACGGCACGGTTTCTACCGCACTCATATCTTATTATACTGCTACGGGTTGGAAAAATCTAACAATTACAGACAACACGGCTTCATCTTCTAAGACACTTGCACAGACAGGCACAATGACATGGACTACTCCCACAGACGCAGTTCCTAATTATATGTACGGCCTTAACGGGTTCTGGCTTAAAATAGCATTTACGGCAGAGTTGGATGCAGAAGTTGAAATAAGTTCTTTAACCTATGGTTCAGCGTGGAATTCCATACAGAATGTTTGGGACGGTGGATTAGTGGACGCTGTTGAAGCTATCTTTTATGATGCAAGCGGCGGGACAAGCACAACCACCTTCCAAGACAAATTAACATACAAAGCAACAGTAGGAAGCGGTGAGGGCGTTGGAAACGCAATATCCTATCCATTGTCGATTCGACCA